GTCGCTGGAAGAGGTGCTATGCAAATTGACCGATACCGGTGCCCTACTTTAGTGCAAGGTATGAACGGTGGCTACCGATACTCTAAAACCAAGGAAGACGTAGCTCGTTCCCTGCCGGATAAAAACAAGTGGTCGCACGTATGCGACTGTCTACAATATGTGTGCCTGATCGCAGGGTCAATGGGCGCGTACCAGTGGTTGCTCGGGCGCGTGATATCCACTACACGCAAGCGAGCATATAGGAGGCCACCAAGCGCAAGAGCATGGACTTAATACGTGGACGTGATTACGTACACTTATCACGTACTAGTGAGCGCAAGTTTACGTAGCGCGAACCACTAGGGAGTAAGGGGGAGAAAGCGGGGATGAAATGGGTACTATGTTCTATGTGCTAGCATATGGCACGATAGCATTATGCATTTTAGTGATCGTATTGCTTATATATGGCGCATTTACAGGGAGTTTACCAACGAAAATAGATAATTAAGGTTCAGCTTCGAAACTATCCCAATCATCATCATAACTATCAATAGTTGTGTTAGATGCTTCGTTCGAGGAAGCGAGGATAGTTATAGGCTCTTGCCTGTTCGATAAGTGGATTTCAAGTTTGAACGTTTGACCGGGACCACCTGCTACTCGCTCGCTTGGGTCAGGTACACCGAGGCCACCGATCTTTGCCAGCGTTTGAAGTAAGCCAACTCGCGCGTTGAGTGTCTCATTTGCATTATTGAAGTCTGACCAGAAAATCGGCAAGGCGGCTTCGACCGTTGAGGCCGCAAGCAATTTAATACGCTTCTGAGTGTTTGCTGCCGAGTTCCATTCTGCGCACGCTTGCGCGTACATATATCTGAACGCGCGTGTCTCTTTAATTGCATCGTATTGCTCATGGCTTATATGAAGGTTATTTAGTATTTGTTCGGGTTCAAGTATGTCCTTTGCTAATTCTGTTGCGAGCGTTCGCAGCTTACTCTCTTCTTCCACTGGAAGATTAAAAGCTGGCATTGGGCGTGGTTCACGCGGAGCTACCGCTTTCGAATTTTCCGAAGCCATGGTTTTTACTTTTCTGAAATTTGTTATTGACCTTTACCTATACGTATGATATAGGTAGGATATCATACATATGCCTTTTGTATGTATCACATTTCCCGGCAACTGTCAAGTATCAAAAACGCCCGCAGCAACTATCAATAGTTGGAGGGAAGTGATAAGTGGGTATATTAGCACCGAACACAAAACAATGTTATCAGTGCATGGAGATTAAACCTCGCACTGAATTTTCCATTCGCTCCACAGGTAAAATTAATAGTTATTGTCGCCAATGTTACAATACAATTCAACAAACATGGCGAAGTAATAATCGTGCTAGTGCTCGTGCTATTTGGCAAAAGTCTCATAGCCGTATAGTTGAAGGCGGCATGATGGCGCAACAAGCACAACATCTTAAATATGCTTATGCTATGACACCAGAAGAATTTAATGAATTGTATGAAGTACAGAAAGGTTGTTGTGCATGCTGTGGCAATTTATTTGGACCACGCAAAAATAAAACAACTATTAATGTAGACCATGATCCTGTTACTAATAAAGTGCGCGGGCTTTTATGTCATTCATGTAATCGTGGATTAGGTTGTTTTAAGGAAAATATTGAGAATTTGCGTCTTGCAGTAAAATATTTAGAAAAATATTCAGGAGGATAATATATGCCACTTGCGAGTAGATCAACTAGTGGATCAACTCCACGATTCGGTGGTGCTCTTAGAGTTGTTGGCCGCGATCAAACACAGGTTCAATTCCAAGACGCCACACGCGCAAAAGCATCTCTTCCTGCCGCCCCTCAAGAGGCTGTCGGTCTAGCAGGTTACATAACTGACGCGTTTATCATGATGCGACGCCATCGTGACGATACTGCGTCGGGGTGGTCGGCGAGATTGTTACGTGCCTTACGGGCATTCAATGGTGTGTACGAGCAAGAGATAATCGAGGAAATCAAGCGCTTCGGTGGTTCAAGCGTGTACGCGCGCACGATAGCGATGAAATGTCGGGGCACTACATCATTATTGCGTGACGTGTATATAGGGCCTGATAGGCCATGGGCATTACAACCTGAACCTGATCCAGAAGTTCCCGAAGAGATAATGGATGCCATCGACCAATTGATACAAGGTGAAATAGAGCAGGGCGTCCAAACTCATTTACAAAGTGTTCAAGCTAACAAAGCGCACATGTATGGGATGCAGGCTGCGCATGCTTATGGTGCGCTTTCCGGGCAAGACCCGACGCAAGTAGATAGTTCTATCCCCTCTTCAAGTGGTCCATCGTTTACTGGTCAACCACAAGGGTCTGGTATACCTGCCCCTCCACCTATATCACCTTTGCCAGATAGTAATGCATTGCAAGAGCGTCGTCGTCTATTACAGGAAGCTGCACGTGACCAAGCAAAGCGTAAATCGTCTGAGCAAGCGCAAGTTGCAGAAGACAAATTGGAGGAAATCTTTGCACAAGGCGGTGGCTATACAGCGCTCGCAGAGTTCTTGGTTGACTTACCCCTATTCCCGTATGCCGTCATCAAAGGACCAACTGTCCGCATTAAAACAAAAGTTCGTTGGAATGGTAATCGCCCTCAGCCAGTGGACGTTCCCATGCTGACATGGGCGCGTGTATCGCCCTTTGATATCTATTGGACACCGGGAGTTAACGACATTGCTGACGCTAACGTTATCGAGCGGTCACGTCTTACGCGCTCTGAAATCAACGACATGCTTGACCTCCCCGGATTTATCGGTCCAGAGGTACGCGCAGTTCTTGATGAGTATGGCAGAGGCGGACTTGTTGACAACTGGGACCAAACAGACGCCGAAAGGGCTATTCTTGAGTCCAGAGAAAATCCCCGGTTTAACCAATCAGGATTGATTGCTTGTTTAGAGTATCAAGGTATGGCGCAGGGGAGGCATTTACTTGATATTGGGATGGACCCGCAAACTATTCGCGACCCACTCCGTGATTACTTCATCAATGCATGGCTTATCGGGCGGCACGTTATTAAGGTTCAACTTGCGCCGTCGCCACGAAAGCGGCACCAATACTACATTACTTCTTTCGAAAAGGTTCCGGGTACGCCCGTGGGCAATGGCTTACCCGATCTATTGGCCGATATTCAAAGTGTCACGAACGCCACGCTACGTGCCCTCATCAATAACCTATCGATTGCGTCGGGACCGCAAGTTACGGTTAACGACGACCGCTTGGGGGATGGCGAGAATGGCGAGGAACTGTATCCATGGAAAAGGTGGCATGTTAAGTCCGATCCTTTCGGCAATAATACTGAACCTGCGGTTTCGTTCTTTAATCCCGCTAGCAATTCGGCAGAATTACTTAATGTCTTTCAGGCGTTTTCGCAAATTGCTGATGAGATATCTGCCATTCCGAGAACGATGACGGGAACCCCTCCTATTGGTGGCCTCGGTAGAACTGCTTCGGGTTTAAGTATGTTATTGCAACAGTCCACCAAAATACTTCAAACAGTTTGTGCGAATATAGATCGTGATGTATTGAGTGGTATCTTTGAGGGATTGCTGGATATGGTGCTTCTTACCGACATAACAGGGTTGCTGTCGGGCGAAGAGAAGGTTCGAGTATTGGGTGTTCAAGCAGCTATCCAACGCGAGAGCCAGCGCGCCCGGCAGTTGGAGTTCCTACAGATCACAGGAAACCCAATCGATATGTCTATTATTGGGCTTCCTGGTCGAGCAGAGGTTCTTCGTCAGGTTGCCAAGACAATCGGCATACAGGGCGAAGACATTGTGCCTACCGAAGAACAGATGCGCTCAAAACAGGAGGCGCAAGAGAAACAAGAAGCTTTACAGCAACAAGCTGCTGCACAAGCTGGCATGCCGGGGGGTGGCGGGGGTGGCGGGCCTTCTCCCCCCGGAGGAATGCCACCCGGTATTCCAATGCCTCCCGGCATGTCTTCAGGTATGCCTCCCGGCATGCCAAAGCCGCCACCACAGGCGGCAGGGCCTACAGGTGGCCCCGGTAATCAGGCGAGGTCGGTTCGCACGCCATCAGGTCCGCGAGCCAACATGATGCAGGGAGCCACTCATGGAGCGCCCACAGGAGCAGCCGGGTAGCTATGGTTAGCTAATACGCGCCGTCGCGGCGTCCACAACTATCGATAGTTGGGTAAATTCAGGAGAGTTCAGGAGAGCATAAGTTCAGGAGAGTTAAAGTTCAGGAGAGTTAAAGTTCAGGAGAGCGAATATGCCAAGGAAAAAGGGAATGCTTGGACCCGGTGCGGGTGCGATGGGCGGCCCCGGAGCTAAACCGATGAAACCGCCGACAGCCGCAGCGGGAAAAGGTCCGCCGCCGGGCATGGGTAGACCGCCTCCGTCAGCACTAGCTGGCGCAATGGGACCAGCACCGGGCGGGGCACCAATTGGGGGTGGTGGAGGTATGCCCCCAAAGGGTGGAGGTATTGGCGGGACCGCAGGCTTCAAAAAGGGCGGGTTCGCCAAGGGTGATAAAGAAGAAAAGGGTGAAATGCCCTTTGAGAAACACGCCAAGGGTGGACCCGCAGGAAGCGCAGGAACAAGGAGCATGGGAGCCGCTGGCAAAGCCAGCACTTCGCGTTTTGAAAAAGGTGGCGAAGTTAAGGGGCGTGTCGCCCGCGATACCGCACACGCAAGCAAGTCCGGCTAACTATTAATAGTTGGTAATCATGGTAATTTACAAGCGATATCAGGACGGCGGCGGGATCGACCCGCAGATGGCTCGCGCACCCGGTCAGCAGAACGTGCCCATGTCGCAGACGCCTATGCCACCTATGCGCCCGCAGGCACCCATGCGCCCGCAACAAATGCCCATGCCCCCGCAAAGACCATCGAGCTTCCTACCCCCAGACGTGCGCGCCCGTATTCCCCTGCCGACTGTACCACAGGGGCGTGGAGTTGGGATGGCTCCATCACAGGGTTGGACACCGGAGGGTAATCAAATGCAAGCTATCAAGAAAGGTGGAGTTGTTAAGAAATATGATGATGGTAGTAGTATTACACCTGACCAACAAGTCAAGTTGGCAGAAATGGGCAAGAAAGCTGCCATTCAAGGATTGCGTCAAAGTCATCAAGTTAAAACTCCACAAATTTCACAAACTGACACAAAGGCCCCAATGTGGGAAGGTGGCGTGCAACCTATGGTTGGAACCTCAACTATCGATAGTTCGGGAGCGTCGCCAACTGGTATGCGCAAAGGAGGTAATATAAAAGGGGGGCGTGTAAAAAAACATAGGTGAACAAACATAGGTGAATAATGGTGCATTTTGATCGCAATGGGCGATTAAGCAGGAGGCCGAAAATGGGTAAGGTTATCAAGTCAGGCGAACGCAAAGACTTCTTCGCACAGGGCGGCAGTACGCATATGTTCGGAAAGGGTCATGCGTCGCCTAAGCAAGCCGATACGTCAGGTAAGGAGAGCCAAGGCGATCAGTCGGGGCTTAAGCCCGAGCGCCCATACGAGCATGAGAGCTATACCGATGGCGTGCGGTATGCTGCTGGTGGCGATCATGCAATGTTTGGTAAGGGGCACGCATCGAAAGCTACTCCGGGTCAGAGTGGTAAACCTGCACAATGAGGTTCCATGAAAACCATGATTAAGGAGGGTTAAATGGCAGCGACGGCAGCAACAATCCCACTTGATATCGATTTCAGCAATCGGTTGGCGTCGTTGCGTGCTGTTGGCACAATTGTGAACGCCAATCTAACCTATTGGGGGGCACCTGTTTCCGGTGTGCCTGTTGTCCCCGTTCCCGCTCAGACGACGGCAAATAGTCAACGTCGTTGGACAAGGCAACTGAATGACCTTATCAATTCGGTTGCAGGTGCATACACTGGACTTGGAATGACCCCTCCCTCTGCCGCCATGAAGACCTATGTTTCGACTGATTATCATGATTTTCAGTCGATACTTTCGGCTATCATTGCGCAGCATAATGCGATTGTGACGGCGCACCCATGAACTATACACGGGATTGGCGGCGCAATGTTCCTGCGCCGTTAACAATTGATGTTTATACGGATTGTGGGCTTTCGGCTCGCACTCCGATAGTTATTGCGATTTGTAACAAAGTAAATGAGTTGCAAGAATTTTTTCTTGGTATGGGTGCTCCACTTGTACTTGTGCCCGCGCAGGGGAATGTTGATGAACGTATGCCACTTATGTACCTGCGTGGGTGTGTAACAGTATTACAGTCGATCATTCGGGCGAACGAACTATCGATAGTTGAGCCACCACAGTACGGTCAGTCGATGGATTATCATGCGTTTGTACCTTGGGCTCGTGATATTTCTCGTGTGTTGAACGAGATTATCAAAATAGTTGGAGAGTAACATGGATAAACCAAGTGAGCAGCGCAAAAGCGTTAAGGAATGTGGGGATACCGATATCGGTGTTCATGAGTATGGCATCGGTAATAAGCGTTCCCAGCTTAACGGTCTTTGGGATGTTACCCCGAAAGAAGTTGTCGGGCTTCCGGCATCACGCCTTGCAACAAACAACTATTGCAAGGAAACAGACAAGGGCGACAAGAAAGATATTGTGGACAGTTTGATTGAAAACGGTCCACCTTTGTTGAATATTTCTCAGCCAAAGAGAGTATTCTAATGAATATCAAGGGGCTGACACCGCGAGAAGAGTTTCTTAAGGCGTCTTTCATTCTCGCTAAGTCGGCTCCTATGCAGTGGTTTGATTTTTTGGAAGCATTAAATGGGTATTGTACATTCGAGATTGAGCGTGGATTGCAGACAACAACGGATGATTCAATGATTGCATTAGGTATGAGTAGGCGTATCGTGGAATTGCGGAATGATTTTCGTAATATAGAGCAAACAGCACGAAAACTTAACCTTGTAGCGTGAGTATAGTAAAATGGCAATTGAAGGTGCAGCTCTACAGCCCGCAAAGCCGGACCCGAATGTCGTTCTTCCACCCGCAGTTCGAAAGGCTGCGCAACGTGCTGAAGAATTGTCAGCACAAGCGAAAACAGCGCGTGAGGCACGTCCGCCTAATGCAGATGATCCGGTTCGAATTTCTAACCCGCCTGCCAGTCAACCAAACCCTGCGACCGGAGTTGTAGTTACGAATTTTGATCCACGAAACCCAACTCCACCTGATCCATCGCGTCAACAACAAACAGTACAGCAAACAGTTACGCCTCTTGCGCCTGTTATTCCACAAGCACTACCAGGGCCGCAGGATTGGGAGCATCAATATAACTCACTCAAAGGTCGGCATGAGCGCGCCGAGGCTGAAAACAAGCGAATGGCGCAGCAAATTAATGACATGCAACGTCTTTTCGCGTCAATGCCTACTGCGCCGCCACCCCCGCGTGTTCCAGTTCAGGAAGGGTCTGGCGTTCGGTTCAGTGGTCCTATCGCTGGCGGTGGTGGACAACCACAGCGTCGGATTACCGACAAGGAACTTGACGCATATGGGCAAGAAATGATTGATGTTATGGGTCGTCGCGCCCAAGAGATTGTTGAACCTATGCTTTCAAGTTTTCAAGCAGCAGTGCAAAACGAATTAGGGCAAATTCGACAGCAACTTGGGGGTGTGCGTGGTGCAGTTGCACTCACTGCGCAGGATCGTATGTATGAAGAGCTTAGAAAATCGGTCCCTGATTGGGAAGAAATCAATGCAATGCCCGTATGGCATGAGTGGTTGAAGCGTCCAGACCCGATGACGGGCTTAGTTAGACAGAATATTTTGACAACTTCATATCAAAACAACCAGTCGCAGCAGGTTATTGAGACATTTAAGCGATTTATGAGTGAAAATAACCTTGTTCATATTGAAAATCCACCAAATCCAACACTTCCAATGCTTCCTGCGCCTGCAAACAACGGATATGTGACACCATTGACACAACCGCAGGTTGATCTTACGGCGTTAGCTGCGCCGGGACGCATGCGCGAGGGGCAATCGTCGGTTCAACCGCAAAAACCGACCTATACACCGGCTGATATTGCACAGTTTTACCACGATAAGACGTTCGGACGATATGCCGGACGTGAAGCTGAAGCTGATGTTATCGAGCGAGACATTTTGCGGGCTCAATCTGAAGGGAGACTTATCCGTTGACATGGGATGAACTAACTTACCAACCTCGAATTTGAAGAATATAAACATTCGTTAGGCACTTTTAATTCTGGCTAACGTGGCCTGTGAATGTTAGGGCGTAT